ACCGCCATCTCGATGACGGCATCGTGGTAACATCTTTGGCAAGCGGTTCTGCGGAACGGTCTGCCCGTGATTTCGGGGTACATCTGCGCAATCAGCCGCTTTTGCTCAATGGAAAAGGGGGCGTTTCCATGCCCCCTTAACTCTTCAACTCTATCGAGAGCCTCCTGGTATGTCATAGCGGTTATGACTTACTTGGCAGTCTCCTTCAGCGACTCATAAGCGGCCTCGGTGGTGGCAGCATCGGTGTTGAACAGGAACATGGCACTGAAACGGGAGCCAGTCTCCTGAAGGTTGACCAGCCAACCGCCATCGGTGTCCTCGCTGTACTTGTCGTTGGTGATTTCACTGGCGACAAGGCCCTGTGAGTAGCCGTAAATCTGGTACTCGCCGTCACCCGTGTTGCCGCCCTTGTGCTTGTTGCGCAGGATGGCAACGAAAGTGCCGTTGGCGAGGCCGTCGATGAAGTCTCGTGACGTTTCGGGGTCATTGGCAAGTACCACAAACGACACGGTGTGCGTGAACGTGTTGCGGTAGGTGCCGACCTCCAGTGCAGACTGAGTGCCGGTGAACGGGGTGTTGCCAGCCTGCACAACCTCATAGGCGCGCTTGCCGGTCTTCAAGACGATGGTCTTGATGACGTTGGGGTTGTTAGTGTCGAACACGGTAGCAGCAAAGTCGATGTCACCACGGTTCATGATGATGCCGTCGCTCTCAAGGCCCTTGGTTGCAAGCTCATCGCAGCCAAAGGCGATGTCCTTGGTGATGATGGATTCACAAAGATTAGCCATTTCTTAATCTCCTTTCTTGGTTAGTGGGGTGATTAATAAGCGGCCTGGAATGCGTCGTCCTCCAGCAGCATGGTGCCAAGTTTGCCCGTGCCGTAAATCTTGAACTTGCGGCTGTTCTTGTCGAAGAAGAAGTCGAAGTCGTTCACGAACTCGCCTTGGGGAACACCAGCAAGCAGGTTGTCACGGGTAGAGAGGACAGCACGATAGGGCTTTGCGCCATTCTCGAAGTAGTCAATCATCTCGTCCCACTTGGGCAGTGCGACATACTTGATGCCGTTGTAGGTGGTGGTACTGATACCGTCCACGATCTGCTCCCACGGCAGGTTGCAGCAGTTGGTCTTGCGCAAGTCGATGTCGAATGCGGTGGCCAATGCCTGGGTCATGTAGATGACCTTGCCGCTCTTCTTCATGGTCTTGGGGTTTGCGTCAAGAATCATCTGGTCGATGAGCGTGGTGGCTGCGCCCTGTGCGGTCATGGCGGCCTTGGTGTTGGTGGTGATGGCGGTGCGCTGTGCTGCGTTGGTGGCCACCCGTGCAAAGATGCGCTTCCACAGGCCGTCAGCCACGGTGATTAACTTGGTGTCCACGCCGTTGGTGATGCTGCCGCCGTCGCTGATGTTCTCGGCCTCGGTGTCACCAAACCAAACAATGCGCCAGATGAGGTCAACCAGCAGGTCATTGATGATGGGATAAACCACCTCGCTGAGAATCTGCGTACCACTGAGGTCGCCGATAGCGGTGCCGTTCTTCAGCGCATACTCGGCGATGGTGCCTTCCATCTCGGTGTAGCAAATCTCCAACGGTGCCTCCCAGCAGCCCAGTTCCCAACGCTTGAGGGCGTTGTAGGGGTTCAGTGAGCCGTATTCAGGATCGCAGCCGCAGCCAGCGGTGCCGATGGGGTTACCCTTGCCGATGAGACCGACAGGGTCACCGTTCTTGGCAGTGAGGACGCGCACATAGTCCTGGACGCGCTCGTCACGCAGGGTGTCAACATTGATCAGTTGGGCGAGATCGCGGATGTTCTCGGGCTGAATCAGTAAATTCTCAAGAAAAGTTGCCATTTTTTACTCCTATGTTTTTTTGGTTTTACTTGTTGTTCTTGTTCTTTGCGGCCTCGATGCGCTCTTTGAGGTAGTTGCGCTGGGCAACGGCCTCGGCCTTAGAGGTCACGGGTTCACGCTTTTCGGGCGTGTAGTTCGACTTGATGGCTGCTGCGACCTTCTCATAGCCGCCGCCCATCGTTACCATGTTCAAGATGCGCAGGTCGTCGGTGGTCTTGGCATTGGCGTTGGCCTCTGCCAGTCGCTCGGTGAGTTCTGCGAGTTGCTGTTCCAGTTCTGCGATGCGTTCTTTCAACGCCTCGTTCTCCTTCTCCAACTCGCTCTGCTCACCGCCTTCATTATCTGCGGTTGCATCTCCTTCCTGTTCACCGCCTTCATCCGCAACCCCGGCCTGCTCTTCTTCGGGTTGACGAATCTCGGTGATGACGCCGTTTTCTACCACGATAGTGGTGTTGTCGGGCATGAGCCATTCGCCATCAGGCTCTGCCACGTCACCGACAGCGGGTGCGCCTTCCTCTCGCTCGATGCGCAGGGTGTCACCGCTGGCGGTGGCCAGTTCCATAGCCATCATGCGGGATTCTCCCTCGGTGTCGTTGCCGAACACGCTATTGATGGCGTTGATGATTTTGTCCTTGATACTCATATTGTTTACTCGTTTTGCTGAAATAGGTGCGATAATTTCCCCGACCATGCCAAGTTCCATTGCCCTCTCGACGCTGATGAACTTGTCCTCGGCCATCAATGCCGCCATCTCGTCCCGGTCACAGCCGCAACGCTCGACATAGAGGTCGAGTATGCGGTCTTGCTGCTCTTTGAGTTGCTGTGCGGCCTTTTCCAAATCGTCCGCCGTGGCCATACCCATGTTGCCGATCCAGGCAGGGTCGAGCCACGGGTTATGCACAAGGATTTGGGCATTGGCATAGGCTTTACGCCTTTCTTTGGGTGCCGCCATCATGATGACGGTGGCCATGGATGCAGCCGTGCCGTCAACGATGGTGGTGATTTCCTTGCCCGTGGCACGAAGTCGGTCATATATTGCCCAGCCCTCCAACACGTCACCGCCATTGCAGTGGATATGCACGTCGATGGTCTTGTCATCGGCGGGCAGGGAATCGCAGAACTCGTTGATGTCACGGAACGAGATGCCAGGCTCCATGCCCCACATACGGGTCACGGCCTTTTCCTGTTCGCTCTGGATATCGTTGTATATGTTAAGTACTGCCATATTTTTTCGTTTTGATTTTGCAAATTTAATTTATCGGAAAGGCAAAAGGCGAAAATTTTCGCCTTTCTTGCGGGTCACGTCTTGACCCGTTTTCCCATTTTTCGGGCGATACGTTTGACCGTTGCCTCGCTGATGCCGTACTGCTGTGACAGGTATGCCAATATCCACACCTTTTTGTGTCCCTCACGGGTCAGCCGTTGCCAGTCCTCATAGACGGGCAGGTATTTCGCCTCGCTGGGAACGATGCCTGCATCGTCACACATCCGTAGGATGGATTCAGCCGATTTAATCAGTTCGTAACGTGTCATGAGTTTGCCAGTGTTTCGATTGCATGTACACGGTTGGAAACGTCTGTGATTTCCTCGACACTGACAACGGGTGCTGGTGCCATCGCATAGCCCTTTGCGATAGCCGCTGCCAGCATATCCTCACCGACCTGTGACGATGGGCCGCTGTGGTGCATGATGGGGACACCGCCACCCATTTGATTGATGGCTGACAGCAGGGGTGAGAACAAGGATGTGGCATTGGCCGTCATCACGCTCTCGCCGTTGGACACCTTGGCGGTTATGCTGTCGCTCGTTCCCGTGCCTATGCCCTCGATTAAACCGCCCTTTGCGAATTTGGCCGACTTGACGGTGGATATTGCCGTGGCGATGTTCGCCATGATCGCGGCAACGGTTGTGGCGATTGCTGCGATGTTGCCGGGGAACGGAACACTTTGTGCCTGTGCGACACCTGCTGCGATGGCCTTACCCGTGTTGATGGCGATTTCAGCAAGTGCCAAGACCTTTGAAATCTTGGCGAAATCACCCTCACTGTCACCCATAGCGGCAAACACCTTACTGATGCCGCCCGCAATAGATTCGTATGCCTCCAACTTCACTTGCTCGACCTGCACTTCCTTGTCGGCCAGTGCCTGTTTCTGGTCGAGGTAGTCTTGCTCTAACTGCAATCGTCGGGCGTTCCACGCCTCCAGCGATTCGCCCTCCATTTGTCGGGCATTGTCACGCAGGTAGGCCATCTGCTCCAGTTTGATTCGTTCCTGTTCCAGTTCGTTGTCGGCTGCTGCCTGAATGCGTGACGTGAAGTCGTTGGCCATAGCCTGTGCCATCGCATCGTCCTGTTGTTTTTGGTATTGGGCAACGAGTTCGGCACGCTGCTTGGCATATTTCTCATAGACCAACTGCACCAGGTAGGCACGTTCCATCTCGTCTTGGACTGATTGCTCGATGCTGGCCTGTTCCTGTTGCTGCTGTTGGTCAAGTTGCTGCTTGCGCAGTGCAAGTTCTTCCTCGCTGCCTTTCTTGACGGTTGCAAGTTTCAGTTCGATGCGTTTCTGCTCGGCTGCGACCTGCTGCTTGGTGTATTCGTCATAACCCTTGAGCAACATCTGCTGCGCTTTCTCGGTAGCCTTCTGCAATGCCTCGGCCTCACGGTCTGCCGCCGCCGTGGATGATGAGCCGCCAGACTTACCGGTCTTGCCCGACCTGCCACCACCAGCAGAATAAGAACCTACACCGCCACCGATGGGCGATACCGAACCACCACCAGCCGTTGAACCGCTACCACCGCCAAGCGTGATGTAGTCAGCACCACCAGCACCGACGGTGGCATTGTAGGCATTGGCAAAGGCATTGCCGACGCTGGCACCATACTCACGGGCTGCGATGACTGCGTGCCGCCACGACCCAGTGAGGCTGTTGAGCGCGTTGTTCCAACCGTTGGTGACTTTATCCCAATCCAGCGTGAACACACCTTCAACGATAGTGCCAATGCCCTTCATCGTACCCGCAAACGCCTTTCCTGCATCCTGTACCAGCGTGAAGAATGTGCGGGCAGCATTCCAGGCGGTTGACCATACGGCCACGCTACCCGAAGAAATGGCCGTCCATGCCTTGGACATGAAGTTGTAGAAATCCACACCTGCATTATAGCAGCGGATGAGGTTGGCAAGAACAAAGGCAATCAGGGCCTTGCCGTATAACTCGCTTTTCTTTTTCATCTCGTCCCAGCCGTCAACACCGAACAAGGCAAATGTCTCCTCATTGAGAACTTTCTGCACCTCATAGAGTTGCTGCTGGATTTTTCCGTATTCGCCTTCCTTCTCGATCAGCGAATCCAGTTGCATCTCAAGGTCGGCAAACGCCTTGATTTGTTCTTGACCTGCGGCCACACCCTTACGCCCGAACACGTCATTGATGATGGCACCCGCCTCCTGGGTGTTTGCACCTACGCTCTTGAGGTGTTCACTCACCTGCTGTATGGCTTGCATCATCGTGATTGACCCGTTGGCAAGTTTGTTTTTCATCTCGTCGGCATTGATGCCGATACCGCGTAACGAATCTGCTGTGCTTGTGGACATATCACGCAGCGCCTTGCTCGCTTTGGTGATGGCATCCAAACCATCCTTACCAAACACACCGCTGCGCGTTTGCTGGATGACAGCCACAAGTTCCTGTGCCGATAGGCCCGCATCTTTCAATGCGGGGGCGAATTGCTTGATGTTTGCCAGGAAATCCCCGTTGATGTCGGCACCAGCGGCAAAGCCTTGGGCGATGATGTCGCTGGCCTCCTGCCACTCAAGACCGAACTGGCCGACAAGCGTGTCGACGGCTTGCAGGGTGTCTTTGAAGTCCTTCCCGAAAGTATCGGCTACTGCTTGTACCGATGAGCGGATGGCGTTCAGTTCATCGCCCGTCGTTCCCGTGAATTGCTTGGTCAGGCGCACAGCCTCGGCAACACCCTCGTTGTAGTCCTTCCACCATTTGAACGCCATGCCAGCACCGGCGATGCCAGCGATGGCCAAAAAGACGGGGTTTGTCAGCAGGGTCATCATCGCTTCGCTTGCAGCCAACGCATTCTTGTTCACGATGCCCAATGCGCCACTTGCGGTGTTGGCACCGCCCGCAATGCCCATCAGCGACGATGCAAAGCGGCTGTTTCCCGTGATGGCCTGCGTGATGGCGGCTTGGTAGTTGCCCACGTTCAACTGCATCTTGCCCGTCTCGGCCTGTAGCGCCTTCATGCGCTCATAGACCTGCTTGGACTGGTCGATGTAGGCCTTGTTTCTCGCGCGTTCGGCTGCATCCATTTCATTGATGCGCTTTTTCATTTGCGTGTAGGTCTTCGACAGTTCGTTGTAACTGGCGATGTTGATGTCGATTTGCTTTTGCTCGGCTCGGTCATGCTCCAGTTTCTTTTTCAGTTCTGTGGTCAAGACCTTCATTTCGCCATTCAGTTGGGTGGTGATGGTCTTGCTTTTGGCCATAGCGTCGCCATATTGTTGCTCGGTGATTGAACCGTCTTTTAATGCCTTGTTCAATGCGGCCTGCTCGTCCTTCAGTTTCTTGATTTCGGCAAGATACGCACCAACATCCTTAATGCCCTTTTCGTAATCGACATTAAGTTTGAGAATGGTTTCGACCTGTTGTGTCTGGGTGGTCGGCATTTACATTTCCTCCTGTTTCTTTAATCGTAATAATTTGGCCTCGGCTGTGCCGTTGCCCTTGACGGATAACTCCAGCAGGGCGAAATATGCGCCGTGCTGACGGATAAGAATCGGGCGTGTCTCGTCCACCTGGGTCAGTTCCACGTCCTTCATTCGGATGGTCTCGGTGATGACCGACGGCTGGCTCATGGTCTCGCACAGGTCACCGTAGTAGTCGGCGATGATGCGCTTCATGTCCATGTCGAACACGCCCACAGCCTCGCCATCTTCACCCTCGATGAGATTCAGCACACGGGGCTGCACGGCCTTATACTTCATCTCGATTTGCTGGTTGGTCTTTATCTCCTTGGTGTAGAGCGGCACGTTGTTGCCGTCGGTGGCGGCAAACGGGAACTCCATCACGTTACGCTCGGCCTGTAGGGTGTCATCATCAACATCTATGCTGCCGTCATAGTCGCCATGTACGGTGCCATCCTCTTTCCACCGCCACCAGTTGCGTTGCGCCCATTGGTCAACGGCAAAGTCTTTCTTTGCTGGGATTGGCTGCGATGTGACCGACAACAGGCGGGGCGACCAGTCCACGGCATTGTCGAAGTTGAAGACCGACGACACGGGACGCATGGCCAATGTGTCACTGGTCGATGCCTGGACGGGGAACACCCCAGTCACCGCCGCCAAGAACTTGACGAGGTCGATTGGCTTGATGTCGGGCAGGTTGCCCGCTACGGGGAAAAGTTGTCCCGGCTGCACCTCGTTCTCGCTGCCCACGATCTCGGCAATGGTGAGTGTGCCGCCCCGGACATTCAGACCACCCGCTGCGTTTGGATTGAACTGGCCATCGGTTGTGCTGCCGAGGAACACCGACAGGGTGTCACCCACGGCCATCTCGACATTGAGTTGGCCGGTCACATAGACGTGCAACTCGCCGTCGACAATCTTGTCGGCAAGAAAGGTGAAGTCTTCGGGCATGACGGTACACCAGTGGGTCGTGCTGCCCACCTTCAGGCCGATGGAATATCCGCACCTCGCACGATAAACAGGATAGGCTATGCGCACAAGGTTGGCCTCGTTGATGTAGCAGTAGAACGAGTAACGCACAAGCCCGCTGAATGCCGTTGCACACGTCAGCCTCGGTGATATGGGGCTGCTGGTGGTCTCGGCTATGATGGCAGAATTGCGGGTCGTGCGAAGTCTCACCGTATTACCCAGCAGTGACGATGCCGATGCCCCGTAGCCGTAGTTGTACGTTATATCGTTTGGAATCTTGCCCACCAGCGGGACAATCATCTTGCCGATGTCCAAGGATGCCTCGCCCCAGTCGATGTGCGCATTGTACTGCGCTTCCATCAATGACAAAATCCAGTCCATGCGCACGGACGGGTGCAACAGGGCAGATGCGGCACGTTCCTCGCTGTAGTCGTATGTCTCGCCACCGACAACGACATGGGTGTTGTAGAACTCGTTGGCACTCTCATGCAGCATCGTGTCTATGGTTGCATAGAACACGTCATCGGTCAGTGCGTCGGCATAGTCACTCACCTGGGGGGAGTCGTTCAGCGTGATTGATGCGTCGGTGGTCAGCGATGCGATGGATTTGCCGCTGCCCAGCAGAGCATCCACCGCCGTGCGGACTCCCCACACGATGGCGATGTTAATCTTGTCGGTACCCGTTGACACCAGCCGACCGATGCCGCCCTGGATAATGGGGATGCCGTTTCGGTAATAGTCCACGTTGTGGAACGTGTAAGGCCACGTGCCGCCACCCTGCACCAACTGCGCCATGTCTATGATGCTGCGGTTGTTCACCGTTGCGGGTAATGCGATGGTCAGCGTGCGGTTGCCCTTAAAGTCAGCGGCACCCGTCAGCAGGTTCGACACGATCGAGAACGTGACGTTGGTGTCCTCGGCGATGTCGGCAAGCCTTCCGTCTATGTATAACTGCTGCGTCATAACTGCTGGATGGGGATTTCGGGTAAAACGAGGTTGCAGACAAAGTCCTGCTCGGGTTTCTTCACGTCTTTGGTGTACTGGCCCGGCTGGATGGTGACGGGTGACCAGATGTCGTTGGCTTGTTCATTTTGGCCGATGACCATCTCGACACATGGCGACGTGGTGAGGTCTTGCAGTATATCGAACGTGTCCTGATCGACAAGCGGTGCGCACAACGGAATGATGTCGTTGCGGGTGAGGTTCTGCCGCCTTCCGCTTGTGCCGACCCATGTGTGGCCGTAGGCGTTGTATTTCGCGATGTCGATGCGGTCAAATGCGCCGTAGGCTGATACCACGTTGCGTTGCGGGTCACCAGCCTTGAAGAGCCACCACCGCCAAAATCCGTGACGGTCTATCCATCGCAGATATATGCCTTCCCGCTGGTCTTTGACCGTTACCTCGGCATATACCACCGACGGGGTATTGTGCTTGGTGATGATGATGCGCTGCCCTGCTGCTGTCGGTGATGCGTCGAAATACCAAATACCTTGCGCGTCCACCTCGTAGGTGGCGACTAGTGTTCTGCCGCCAACAGGGTTGACAATGTACTCGTCAACATTCTCGGCCTCGCTAAAGTACAGACCGACCATGTAGTCATATCCAACGTGTGCGGTGTGCCTGTAAGGGCTTTCATACCTCTCGCCCGGTGCCAGTGCCGCCCACACGCAGAAAATGGACGCATTGAGTTGCGCCAGCACCGTCCCGTCATGGTCGAGCGCCTCGATGGATGTTGCAACGGACTTTCCCAACTCGTTCATGCCGTCTTGCAACGCGCCGCCAAGTTGCAGGTTGTCGAACTCGACCTGCAACATCGAACTGATGTCGATTGTGCAGTCACCGCCGTATGCCTGGTATGTCACGGCCTTGCCGTTGACCGTCACCCTCACCCTCGCTACCTGATGGCCTACCGACACGATAGCCGGGTTGAACACCGGGCATGGGCCATCGGGATAGGTGAAGAAAATGCCGTTAATTGTTGCTGCTGCCATAATAATCCTCCTATTGTGGTGTATTGAGTTTGATTTGTTGCGTGATTGCAGCGACATAGATGCCGCTCAGGCGAGAGTTTATCCGCTCGATGGTAGTTGGTATCGCCCGACTATAAACGTCGTCTCTGCCGCCCTCCCTGTAAAGCCTGGTACCTTCCCTGCGGATGGTGCGGGCGATGAAATAGGCCATTGTGCGGTCTCCCCGTTCCTGTTCGGTATACTTGTGGGGTCGGCTTGTCTTGTACGGCATGGGGTCGGCATGGATGCCTTTGGCTTGCATCCAGTCGTAGATGATGGCCGCGAAGTTGCGTGGTACACGGCCACCCCTGCGGCCAGTCTCCAGCGTGCCGAATGCACGACGGCCGACGAGTTCACCGATAGACCCCGACACCATCACGGCCATTGATGCCGCCGTCTTACCCGATGCCCACTGGCCCGTGCTGCGGATGTTGTTGATGATCGTGGCCTTCAGTGTCCCCAGTTCCTCGGTGAGAATCTGCGACACCTGCGCACCCGTTATGACCGTGCCATCGTTCAGCATGTGCCGTTGTCCTCGATTTCAAGGGTCAGCATGACACCGGTCACGATGCTTGCCAACTGGTTGTAGATAACATCGTAGTTCCACGACACTACCCACTGGAAATACCCGCTTGCGTTGGCGATGCGGATGAACTCCTTGGCGGTGTCCTTCATGCGCTCAAAGACCTTTCGCTGGTCTTCACCTGATGCGTCACGGGTCACCTTGTCAACGAATGCCACCGACACAAATTCGCGGTCATAGATGCGCCCTGTGTGCTCGTTCACTCGCATACTCCCGCCGATGGGCAGGATATGCGCGATGGCGGGCAGTTTGGCACGGCTCACGGCCTGGTCAACGTCCCACCAATCGTCAAAGATGTAACTGAACTGCGGGAAATGCTTCTCACAGATGTCCTGTATTGCTTGATCTATCGTCATTTCTTTTTCCTCCTTGCCTCGTTAAGTGATATCTCGTTAAGTCTGCGCTGGTAACGCTCGACCTTGTTATCCATATCCATGCACTTGTAGATGCGCAGCCACGGGACGGCCAGCACCTCGTCATGGTTGGTGATGCCCATGCGCTTGGCATACCAGTCAAGAATCCCGAACAAGCCAAATTGCAGGTTTTCCACGCCAGCCTGTTTCTCCTTGGCCGTGGGCTTGGTCTGCACCTGCTCAAACAGGCGGTTGATGCGCTTGACCTGTCTGCCGATCCACGACAGGAACGCCACCACCTCGGTTGCACGGCACTTGTCGGCCTGTTCCTTGCCCATGCCCAGCACGATTTCGATGATGCGGTAGTCGGCCTCTGCACCGCCCGCCTCGCCTATCTCAATGAGTTGGCCGATGGTGAGACCGTTGAGGTCTTCGGGGCATTTCACCTCGCCGATGTATGCGGGTCGTTCAAACCCTTCGGGGATGGTGTAGTTGCAATGCCGTGCAATCACCCGCCAATAGCCGTATTTCGTGTTATTGTCCATACTGGTAGAGATAAGTGTTGTGCGCTTTGGCCGTGCCTGTGCGCCTTGTGGAGAGCATATCCGTGCAGACGTAGCGCATGGCATCCATCGCATGGTTGAACTTGTCGATGGGTGTGTTGGTGGTCTTCCCGTCCCGGTCAACCTTGTACTTGTAGATGCCCATCTCCTTGATGATGTTGCGGGATCGGCGTGTCACGTTGATGGTGTAACGCCTGATGGTGTCGATGCCCGCATTGATGCTGTCGGCACCCTTGACGGACGGAACGACCCACAGGCCCATGTTCCGCAGTTCCTGGATGGACTTCGGCTCGGCACCGTCTGCTACAATCTTGTGCTTTTTCGTGATGCCCAACGCATGGCAGCGGTTTGCGATGTCGGGGTTGGTGAGGCCAGTCTCATAGATGACCTCATCAACCCACAACTCGCCATGAGCAAGACGCACCTCAACCAGAGCGGCAGGGTCATTGGTGAAACCGAAGTCAAGGCCATGCCCGATGGCCTTGCACTCGCTGATGGGAGGCATCCTGTCTACCACGTTGAAACGTGGATAGACAAGACCCGTCAGTTTTCCCGTCAGCCCACGGGCATACACAAGCCACAGCTCACGATCATCCGTGTTCTCGATGCGTTTGTGTTCTGCCTCTGTCAAGAATCGGTTTGCCCGATGGTCGCTGATGATAAGCCGCACACCATCGCCGCCAATGACTTTATCATGTACCCAAAAGCGTGAGCTGGGGTTGTAGTCCAGCCACACCTTTTTGCGGGTGCGCATTTGCAGTTGCCAGTAGATGCCGTAGGTGATGCCGTTGGCCTCGTTCACGAACAGGTAATCACGTTTACCGCTCTTTGCGTCCTGTTCGTCGTCGTAGGACTTGAACTCGATGATGCTGCCGTTGGGTGACGTGAACGTCAAGTCGCTGCGGTTCTCGCTGAACTGGTCGGCAAGGAACTGCGACTTTTGCAGCATCGTCTTGAGGTCACGCATGGCACCGACTTTGAGGTTTGGCAGGTCTTGACCCACCACGGTGATGATGGAATAAGGCTCGGTCAGGGCGATGGCGATAAGCCGCTGCATGATGCAGTACGTCTTGCCGCTGCTCGTCCCTCCCTGGTTCACATAGACCCTCGCCGTGGGGTCGCAGTTCGCCTTGTAGAGTTCGCTATTGCACTCAAACAGTTCCATCGTTTATGCCTTCACGTTTCAGTATCTCTTCCTCGCTTGATGCGGGTGTGTAACCTGTTTCGACTAACTTGATC